AAGGCAAAGCAAGGCTGTGTTTGTTGATACGATAGAGCAATGTAGCTACATCGTTAAACTCTTCTTCGCTTTCAATGTTAGGCAGATAGATTTCTGCCAAGCAGCAGGTTTCTTTATCAGCCAAGCTTTGTTCAGCACATGGGTTGTAGCCCTGCACTTTAGGGTCTGGATATTCTGTCTCACCCAAGCGTCCAATCTTACGTGACAGCTTCAAGTTAATCAGGCCATAAGGCTCGCCCTTGCCTTCATAACCATCCCAGAAGAATTCATGCAGGTCGTTGATGTCGTCACAGACAACAGAGTTGTTAGACATGGCTCTCCATGAGGGAATGTTTCCCATATCCCATCGCTTAGCCAACAAATATTCCACATCATCAGCATCACCAATGGCAATCTGTGCTGATCTACGGACATTACCAGCCACCACAATGGAGCCGATGATGTTCATAATGTCCAAGCAATCAATGGGGCGTAGCTGCTTTCCTTTGCGCTTCTCTAGCACATCAGAGATGTTGTTGATGCCGTTGCACAAATCTTCAGGGCCGCTGGCTGTACCGCCAAAGCCTTTGATAGGTGCGCCCTTGCCACGAATAAGCTGTGTGCTGTAGGTGAAGGTGCTGTCGTTTTCTGTGTCGCTTAGAAGAGCCGCTTTGAGCGTCTTGCCCAAGAGCTTAACCCAACCTTCACGGCTATCTGGCACAATAAAAGAAGCGTCAGCGGTATCAATACGAGTAGGACGAACAAATCCAGAATTAACGATTGGAAGTTTCTCAACATTTTCCCTTTGGATGTTATAGCCAACACCACTACCAAGCATCAACAAATCCATAGCCCAAGTGAAAGGCTCAACTGGTTTGTCTATGACAGTGAAGGCACAGTTTTGTAAGCTAGCCAAGCCAAGCTTAGAGACAGTGGGAGTGCCAAGCTGCCACAGGAAACGTCCTGCAACAATGCCTTTTAAACCCAACAGATAGCCCCTTAAACGCTCTTGTTCTGCTTCGGTGAAGCCACACCCTAGCTGCTCATTGGTGGCCTTTACAACACGTTCTACTACGTCTGTAAACTCCTCTGTCTTACTGTTCAAATCTGTCTCATTAAGTCTTCGTGCATATGTTCTTTTCATGGTCAAGTAGCCAACAGTAGACCAAGGGGTTATTACATTAGTATTCATGTTTCTCCAGTGTATGAATGTTTAGGGAAAATAAAAGGAGCAGAGTTGCTCCTAGAAGGGGATGCAGTTATACACCAATTTATTCTTCGTAGTCTTTCTTTTCTTTCTTTTTTGGTTTCCAGTTAGTGGATACTAACCTATTAGTAGGAAGGTCGGTTGAATGGGCTGCATCATACAATACCTGATCTTTAATTGGATACCCATAGATAATTTCCATGAAAGAAAGAAAGGCTTCCACAGCAGAACACCAAGTATTAGCTTCTTCTGTTGAATAAGAAAGCTCAGTGGATTGTCCGTCTGGTGAGACATAAGAAAAAGTATATCTAACAGTAGGCGGTGTTTCTAAATACTCTCTCATGTTAAGACCTTTCAAATAAGTTGGGGTACAAAGATGATAGCACAACTTTACATTGCTCTGCTATTTCCCTATGTTCTTTCTGGGTAGATTCATCACAGCGAATGTCTACATAGTGCAACCAGCTACGCAACGTACCGTTCATGTACATGCGAGACATTGTCAAGCCTTCTGGCAACACTTTTCTAGCCACCTCTTTAGCCACACCCATACCTATGGCAGCTTTGTATGCGTTGGTAGCTAGCTTCCATGTGGCTACTTGTTGCTCATCCCACCACCGCCGAAGCTCTCTGTCTTGTGTTGGCAAACTGTTCTGTCTGTTCTTATCGTCTTGCATACGCACTTCACCAGCAGCCCAATCAACCACCTCAGCATAGCGTTGACTAAACTCTTGAAAGCTAAAGCTTCTGTGACGTAAGATTTGTCTGGCAATATCTCTAGTGGTGTTGATTTCCATACAGACATTCACCATTTCAAAAGGACTCCAGTGCTTGTGCTTCATAAGATATTTAAGAAGCTTAGGCGCTGTGTCCTTGTTGTCTTGGTTGTCGGGGTTAGAAACCCGTGCCATGTAAGCAACGAGTTCCTCCCCGTTCGGTGTAGACCAAATAAGTTTAACGCTCATACATAGCTTCAATCTTAGCTAAGTAGTTTTCTGCTTCATGGGGAATCATGTAATACCTCAACAACTCTTTGCATGCCTCACGCACATTGTTGGTCATTTCAATATCGTCTTCGTGAGTGGAAGTGTTGAAGTGTGTGTTTACAAAACATGATTTGAGTTCATCGACAAACAAGGAGTCCATTTGTTCTGGCTCAAGAGACACCCATTTTTTATTATCATCCGCTACATCTGAATCTGTGTATGCGTATGTCTCATCTTCATCAATGCACCATTCTTCTGTTTCTTCGTCATAGTAATACCAAGCATCTTCTTCTTCAACATAGTACCACTCAACACCCTCTTCCTCATCGTAGTAGTAGTTTTCATCCACTGCTTCTTCTTCACTGCTATTAAACTCAGGGCTGTACAAAGAGCCTGTCTCAATAGCCTTAGTCAGCATGTCCAACAAAGCATAGTTGAGCAAGCAATGCACTGCTTCTTTGTCCATGTCCACATGGAAGTCTGCGCTTCCGTCTGGATTTTCTTGATACTGATTCAGTTCAATTTTCATTTCTGCTTCCTTTCAATTTTTTCCTTGTCAGTTTTTACCTTGTGACAAGGTTTACACAATACCTGTAGATCAGGTAACTCACAAAACATTCTATCAATATACACATCCCAACTAATAAACCCTACAGAAGGATCAACCACTGGATGTATATGATCTACTTGCACATCTCCAGCAACAAACTCTTCTGCACACATAGCACACTTGTAATGCTGTGCTTGTAGCCCTGTCTTCTTGTTGGTCTTCCTTCCGATTAATGCGGATTTAAGGGCCGTATATTTCGGAGGCCACCTACGTGAGGCTGCTCTTAAAGCAGAGGTGATGAAGCTACGAAATCTAGCATCTGTCCATTGACCTCCGTTCCTATTTTTGGGGGATAGTTTCTTCAACGATGTTAGCTAGGTTGGCAGAAGACTCTTCTTGAGAGAAGAGATCACGAACAATTTCTAATGTTTCATCTAAAGACAGGGCAACAAATTCAGCAGTTGTTTCTGTGTTGTTACGAAGCTCAGAATAAAACACCACGTAGCCATTAGCTGCTGGCCTAATTTCAACATGATGTTCTATAAACATTAGGAGAGTCCTTCAATGTCAATGAAATTGAATATAACTTCTCGTGGGTACAGAGGATTGATTCCTTCTGTCAACGACTCTTCAATAAACTCTTGCAAAGAAAACTCATCTAGATAGACAGTGGGAATATCTTCAGGGTCAATGAATGTTGTAATTGAAATATTTACTTTAATCATTCTGATTTCTCCAGCTTCATATCAATCAGACGAGCATACCCCATAATGTCATGCCAACTATCACGATGATAACAATCACCATTGACTAGACGAGACATCTTGTGAGCAATCATGTCTAAAGCTTCTGCCATATCAGGTTCTAACAGAGAATAGTTAACGCCATATTTCAAAACAGATTTAAGGTCTTGGGCTGTGGTGGCAATGTTAATAAACTCACCATAGTTTCTACCTCTGCGGTCTAGGGTTTCTTCAATATCCATTACTGCTTTCCTCCGTGTGTAATGGTATCTTCTGTCAATACAAAAGAGTCCCCAAAGCTATTGTGATTTGGGTCGTAAGAAATCTCACCAAGTTCGCTGTAACATTCATTACAATGTTCCATGATTTGTTCTGCAACATCTTCATGTTTCTCCATAAAAGGAACCACTGATGCAAGAAGCACACCCATACCCACCATATCATCCATCTGTTCTTTAGACAAAGTGATAGGGCCAAAGCCTGATACCAACACTTCAAAGTTACCCTGCCATTGTCCGTCTTCAATGGTTGGTCTTAAAATTACTGCCACATCATTAGGTTTAAGTTCATTTGTCATGTTCTTCTTTCTTAGGCGGTTGCCATTCCTGTCCTTCATATCGTCTTAGCCAAAGAAGCCTTCCATTCTCCAGCACTCTGGCTTCATCCCCATCATAAGCTTCTAAGCAAGCAGCATACAAAGCTTCTTCATCAAAAGCTTCAACCAATATCTTCTCAGCTTTAACAGGGCCTATGCCTTGTAGTCCAATGATATTATCAGCAGCATCCCCTGTCAAGATTTGTCTATAAAAAGAATGCATGCCTTGCTCAGGAGTAACATGATAGCCCTGCTTCTTTACAAAGTTGTAGTGCCATCCTGCAATCTGATCTAAGTCTTTATCTACAGAGGAAACAATGCAAGTGTCTTTCAAAACTGTAGCTTCAATAGCTATTGCATCGTCTGCTTCTTGTCCCTCAACAACGACAGCACCCCACTCTTGCACCATATGTTGACGCAAGGCGGGGAGATGTTCTGGTTTAGGGGCTGTCCTGTTTCCTTTGTAGACAGCAGTGATTGCTATGTTGTTCCTGAAATTGTCTTTCCCTGTGAGAAAGAGTTTCCACTGGTCAACATAGCAACCATCAAAGGTGTTGTCCACACCGCACATAAGGATGTCAACAATATAACTATTAAGCGTATGCTTAGCAGTGTTAATGCTTTCATCCTTACATGCGAAAGAGATGCGATATCCTATGATATCGGCATCAATTAAGGCTATCATCAGGCAGCAGTTAGCTCTGGGAACAAAGAAAGCTGTGTGTCTTCTACCCTTGTCGCTTTTTGTGCAGCCTCAATAGCTTTAGCTTTTGCTGCTTGCTGAGCAGCTTCAACTTCAGAGGAAGCTTGTTGTTGAATGATATTGATGTGCTGAACAGCAACCTCATAAGGAAGTTTGCTCAGCCCTGTCAACAATGCATTCACTGTGTCAACGTGGAGATCAAGTTTAATTTGCATTCTGTTTTCCTTCAGAGAATGTCTTCATCATCAGCATTGATGTTACCAGCACCAGCGTATTCAACCAGATCGGTAATGACAAGCTTAATCAAAGAGGGGCTAACACCCTTCTTGTTCTTGTATGTCCAAGGATAGCTACCAACCAAAGCCTTAGCTTTGCTACCATTGCCAATGGCTTCAGTGATTTCATCACCGTCCACATCAAAGGCTTTCATCGGGCGATTCTTAGACTTGCAGGTAATGTATTTACCCATGTCAGCTTTCTTCTCGCTGTCTTGATTAACAGAGATGCCCATTTCTTCCAGAGCTTCTGCTGCTGCATCAGACAGGTTACACAAGTTGACTTGATAAGCACCACTCATCTCATTCATCTTGTCCAATTGCGCCCAATAAATATCACATTTAATCTTCAACTTCTTTTTGTCGTCAGTCATTTCAATTTCCTTTATCAAAATCCACCAGTAACGTCAGTGGCAATCACGCCAGTTGCTGCCAATCTTTCCCTCAGCATCCACTGGACACCTAAATTGTAACACTTCCCCTGCTTTTGTTGCAGCCTCTTCAATAATTTTCATAGCTTGTTGCGCTTGAGATACATCAACTTCCCATTGTGTTTCATCATGAACAAAAGCTATAAGCTTAGCGTCTATGTTAGCTTCATTCAAAGCCTTCGTAGACTCCACCAACCATTGCTTAGCCACCACTGCACCAGCGCATTGAAGCAACGTGTTTAAGGCAGCATGCTGTGATCTTATCCATAACATCCTACCGTCAAGTCCGGGCAGCTTACCAAATGCACCAATCTTATTTATCTTATCCTTCAGCTTCTTTAAAGCTGGAGTGTTTTCAAGAAAGTTTTCAATTAGTTTCTTACCCTTCGTTGCAGACACACCAGCGGTGAGGCCAATCTTTGCAGCACCTGCACCATACAACATTGCATATGTCATAGTTTTTGTTTGGTTACGAAACTTCTTGTGCTCACTATTAGCATCGTCCTTCACTGTGCCTTTAGGAACAAGGCCAAAGGCTTGGCAATTCTTCCAATGGATATCACCCTTCAACAGTTCTTCTTGCCATTCCAGATCACGCATGTAATGGGCTAGGCAGCGTAGCTCAATGCCGCTCAAGTCTACCCCCACCTGCACCTTCCCTTTAGGCACTGTCCACATCTCTCTGCACTCAGCACCATAGGGATTGCCTACGGCTGGAACCTGTGCCATGTTGGGGCTACTGTGCGTACATCTGCCTGTCACTGCACCGTTGGTAATCACCTTGCCATGCACCCTACCATCAGGCTGTACAAGCTCAAGCCAACTACTAACTTGAGCCACACGCTTTTGCAGCATGAGATATTCAGACACAAGCTTTGCTTCTGGTAGATCAATGCCTTCAAGCACTGTCTCATCCACAATGATGTTGCCCTTCTCAGTTTTCTTGTTAAACACAACACCAAGCCCTTGCAAACGCTCAGCTATTTGTTGTCTACTGCCGGGATTAAAGACAGTCACTTTGTCCTTCAACTGCTTGCCTGTCTTATCAGACCAGCGTTGCTCAACAATGGGCTTAAACACTTCCTGCATCTGCCCTTCAATGTCAGCCATACGTCCACTAAGCTCAGCCTGTAACAGCATAGCTTTGCGTTCATCAAGCATGAAGCCTGTCTCTTCCATCTGCTTGCATATGAGGGCTACTTCATGCTCAAGCTGAATGCTCTTATGACTGAAGCCTTCATCGGCTAATACCCTAGTGAGATGGTTGTGCAATCTTCTAAGCAGCAATACGTCTTGCTCACAATACTGAGCCATCTCTTCAGACCAACCAGCATCAAAGGCTGTGAAGCTAATCTTGTGGCTGTCTAGTCTGATGCCCCATGCTTCTAAGCTGTGCAAGGAAGGTGCTTTCTGTCCTTCAATAGAAACCATCTCAATGTCTGGCTTATACAAACGAGACATGACAAGTGTATCCTCCAGTTTGCTTGGTTGTATCTTTATGCCCCACACCTTGCTCAGCACTGGAGCATCAAAGCCAATGATGTTATGTCCACACACTTCATCATCGCCTAAGTATTCAAGCAAGCCTTCTGGATTTCTCCAGTGTGTAAGCACACCATTTTTCATAGTGACACAAAGCCAAATGGTGGTATGGCTTGTGTTTGTTTCTATGTCAAGATAGATCATTGTGTGGTTTATAAATTGTGTTCAGTGTTTCAAAACTTCCATCATCAAACTTATAAATCACAATGCTTGTAGTGATTTTATCTGTGCCCAAAATGGGGTGGTCTAAACCATACACTACAGCCTGTGTAATTTCATTGCTGTCTTGTTTGTACAATTCTTTCTGCTCATCAGTGATGAAGCTATTAAAGAATTGAGCTTCACCAACGAAGGTGACAATTGGTTTCTGACTCATAACGCTTCTCCTTCTTCTTCAACAAACTCTAACATCCTACCAGTGTGCTTATTGTAAAGCAAGTTACCGGCAGGGCCTGTTGTTCCACTGAACCTGTTCTTAAGTACACGCACCTTAGTCATGTTGCGTACCTGTTCTTCTTCTGCCTGTCCGTTACGCTCAAGGCCAATCACCATATCACTAAGTTGTGCAATGGAGCCACTACCCCTAAGCTGTGCCAATGAAGTGACAGCACCTTCTTCATGTCCCTTGTCTGATGGACGTTTCAAATGACTGACAATGACCAAGGCAATGTTTGTTTCTTGTACAAGCATACGAAGCTTAGTCATAATTTCATCAATGGCTTTACGTTCATCACCACTCTCTTGTGCAGACACAATGATTGATACGTGGTCAAGGAAAATATATTTACAGCTAAGACCCTTTGCCATGTAACGAACACGGTTGATGATGTTGTCTGTTGTTGTGCTGCCGAAGTGGTCAAACAAAAACAATCTACCTGTACCCAATGTATTGTCAAAGGCTCTCTTGCGTTCTTCCTCTCCCACTTCATGGTCGGGCAAGTGCAGAGGAACATTAGCTGCAAGAGACATGATGGATAAGCCTGTCTTACGAATGCTTTCTTCCAAGAACATGAGGCCAATGTTGTCCTCTGTCTTCTGCACAATGTGCCATACAATTTCTCTAAGCACTTGGCTCTTACCCAAGCCACTACCAGCAGTGATGGTGACAAGCTCACCAAAGCGCATACCATAGGTGAGTGCATTGAGTTCTTGCCAAGGATAGAAGCAATCTGCTGGAGCCAAAGGCTTAGACATTTCATCCCACAAGGTGGAGCCAGAAACAATACCGTCTGGTACAAACTGCTCAGCCCTCCACCATCTGTCTACAAAGGAAGCTTCCTTGCTGTCAGACAACCAATCACAAGCG